GGCGAAACACTTGTACGTGCTGGACATAAGCTTCGACCAGCAGATAAGAATCGTATCGCTGGTAAAATACAAATCCATGAATACTTGAAGCTCCAGAACAGCGGGAGACCTCGAATTCAAATATTTAATACTTGCCCGAACTTGATTCGCGAGCTTCAAAGTATTCCTCTGGATAAAAACAATCCTGAAGATGTAGATACACACGCTTCAGACCACGCATACGATGCACTAAGATACTTAGTCATGGCACGACCAAGAGTCAACGACCCACTAAGTCAATTAAGATCTTTGCATCGTGAACAGATCTACAAGCCTGTAGATTCAACGTTTGGATATTAATAGTATATGAACGAAAAGCCCGGAATCTTAGAAACTGCAAACAACCTTTATTTCGAAGAAGTCGAAAATGAAGATGGTATGCAGTTAAACCTCGAAGAACAGCTACGAACTAATCTTGCTGGAATCATCGAATCTCGTTTTGTAGATTCTGAAATGGCCCGAGATGCTGATGAGAATCGTTGGATAACAGCCTATCATAACTTCCGAGGCGTATATCCAAAACACGTTCAGTTCCGCGAAAACGAAAAGAGCCGAGTCTTTATTAAGATTACTAAGACTAAGGTCTTGGCAGCCTACGGACAGTTAATTGATGTTATATTTGGAACCGGTAAGTTTCCGATTGGAGTTACTGAGACTTTAATTCCTGAAGGAATCTCAGAATATATCCACTTAAAAAATGAAGCAGCTCCCGGCATTGAAACAGCCGTTGCGCCAGAAGCTCAAGAACAAGAAGAAGAAGAAACAACCAATCCATTTGATGTAGGCTATAAGGGTGATGGAAAAGTCTTAGCCCCCGGAGCTACATACAGCAAAGGCAAGTTTATTGCAACTCTTGTTGAAGAAAATCCTGAGCGCTTTGAAGAAGGTGCTGTTTCTGAACCTACAACCCCTGAGTTTGCACCAGCCAAAGAAGCTGCCCGTCAGATGGAAAAGCTAATTCACGATCAAATTGATGAATCTAGTGGAAGCTCAGAACTAAGAAACGCACTATTTGAAGCCTCGTTGTTTGGGACAGGGATCATCAAAGGCCCATTCAATTTCAATAAGACTTTGCATCGCTGGACCAAAGATGAAGAAAGTGGCGAGCGTTCTTACGATCCTCTTTTTGTTCGTGTACCACGCATTGAGTTTGTAAGCATTTGGGATTTCTTTCCAGACCCCAACGCAACTAGCATCGAAGAATGTGAGTATGTTGTACACCGACACAAGATGAACAAGAGCCAGTTGCGGGCTTTGGGCAAAATGCCTTATTTCAACAAAGATGAGATTCGAACTTGTTTGATGCTAGGCCCAAATTACGTTGAAAAAGATTACGAGTTTGAACTAAAAGACGATCAGCGAATGTCTGATCTAGGCTCTAGCAAGTTTGAAGTTCTAGAGTATTGGGGCGTAATGGATGCAGAATATGCCCGTGAAGTAGGAATGGATCTTCCTGAAGATGTAGATGATCTTGATGAGGTTCAAATAAATGCTTGGGTTTGTAACGGTCGAGTTCTTCGGTCGGTTGTAAATCCGTTTACGCCTGCACGAATCCCATATCAGGCATTCCCGTACGAAAAGAATCCTTATAGCTTTTTTGGTATTGGTATTGCCGAGAACATGAACGATTCTCAACAGATCATGAACGGCCACGCACGTATGGCTATTGATAACCTTGCACTAAGTGGCTCATTAGTTTTTGACGTTGATGAGTCTATGCTGGCTGGCGGTCAAAGCATGGAAATCTACCCCGGAAAGATATTCCGCCGACAGTCTGGTATGCCGGGTCAAGCAATACACGGACTTAAATTCCCGAACACATCTCAAGAAAACTTAATGATGTTCGACAAGTTCCGGCAGTTAGCTGACGAACAAACAGGTATCCCAAGTTACTCACACGGAATGACAGGTGTTCAAAGCATGACAAGAACTGCATCAGGCATGAGCATGTTGTTGGGTGCAGCATCATTAAACATTAAGACCGTAGTTAAGAACATTGATGATTTTCTTCTTAAGCCTTTAGGCCAAGCATACTTTCAATGGAACATGCAGTTCTTCGAAGGCAAGCTAGGAACTACAGGTGATCTAGAAATTAAAGCTATGGGTACAAACAGCCTAATGCAAAAAGAAGTACGTAGTCAGCGATTGACAATGTTCTTACAGACTGCTCAGAACCCAGCGATTGCACCGTTCGTCAAGATGAGCAAACTAATTTCAGAGCTTGCATATAGTCTAGACCTTGATCCAGAAGAGATTCTTAACGACCCAGAAGAAGCAGCCATAGCTGCCCAGATTATAGGAATGCAAAACAATGTTGGACAAGAACTTAGCCCAGAAGCTATCGCCGCTGGTCAACAACCCGGAGCTATGGGAGGCGCTCAAGGCGCACCTCAACAGCCTCAAGACCTTGGAGTTACAGGCACTGGTGGCGGCAACATCGGAACTGGAAGTGTTCCGCAGGCAGGGGAGAGTGAATTCTCTGGACAACCTTCTTAAACTAAAAGATACAGTTAACGAATCAAGGAACTAAAATCATGAAATCAACTGGCGATCCAATGAGAGACGACATCGAATCTTACAAAAGTCTTTCAAGACAAAGAGACTTATCTTTAAGTAAAGCTGAAGATGAAAAAGCTAGACAGCGAATTAATCAAAGATTTGATGATTATACCAAAGGATTTGATGGTTCAGTTATCATGAAAGCTCTTCAAGAGATGGATGCAGAACAAGAAAAAGAACAGACTAGGATGCCTAAAGCAGAAGGCGGAAGTCTTTTTATTCCACCTGAAATGGAAATGAGTGAAGATATTCCTGTCGATACATACCCTAACATTCCTGAAGACGAAATGGACGAGGTAATGGCATCTCAAAAGCCTGATGATGTTGTTGAAGAAGATTACGTTTCATATGTTATGTCTGAAGTTCTTTCTGAAGAAGAAGTAGACTATGTAAATTCTAAACTAGAATCTGATGACCAACTAAGTCAGATTTTTGATAAACTAATTCTTTCTGCGTCTGAATTTAAAGGCGAAGGAGAAGTTGAAGGGCCGGGCGATGGAACATCTGATGATATCCCCGCTCGTCTTTCAGATGGTGAGTTTGTTATCACCGCAAAAGCAACCGAACAAATAGGCGCTGAAAATCTCCAAAAAATGATGGACGATGCAGAACGTGCTTATGACGGCGGCTTAATGAAGAAAGCTCAAGGAGGTTTGATGTTTAATCCTATGTCTGCAATTGAAGACCCCGGAACATTGGGTGGAGCGATATCAACAACTCCTTCAGCTCAAACAGCGCTAGACGTTCAGCGACAAATGTTGCGAGCTAATCGAATGCCTAGTCTAATCGGCGGTTAAGCTACTCAGAATTTCTGACCCTTAACCATATTATATTTTACCTTGAGGCCACCTTGTTAGTATCAAGACCCTATAGTACAGCGCAGTACGTATAGCCACCTTGAAAGATACAAGCCCCATAAAGGAGTGAGCATGACAAACCTACAAGAACAAGAACAAGATTTTGAACCTACAGCAAATCCGTATAATGCTAGAAAAGAGTGGCACACTGCTGACGCTCCGCATCAAGCTACTGCAGACTCGCTGTTTTTTGAAGAAGACAATTCTTCTAAGGCTACCCGAAAAACTTCGGCCCCGAAAAAACAAGAAAAAGAAACTTCAAACACATCTAATTATAAAAAGCGTTACGACGATCTAAAGCGTCATTATGATGAGAAAATCTCTGAGTTTAAACAACGTGAACAAGAACTTTTAGCTGAGGCTAGGGCTGCACAACCTGAATACACGCCGCCTAAATCTCCAGAAGAGCTTGAGCGTTTTAGAACTGAGTATCCAGATCTCTACGAAACTGTGGAATCTGTAGCGCATCTTCGCTCTCAAGAGCAAGTTAATCAGCTTCAAGAAAAGCTTCGAGCAATTGAAGAAAGAGAAGCCATGATATCTCGCAAAGAGGCCGAAAACAAGTTGCGTGAAAGACATCCAGACTTTGAAGATATCCGAGGAGACGATTCGTTTCATCAGTGGGCTAAGACTCAACCCGAAGAAATTCAGCGTTGGATCTATAATAACCCAGACAATGTTTCTTTAGCAAGTCGAGCAATTGATTTTTATAAGATGGAAAAAGGTTTAAAGATTAATGACGGTTCTAGTAAGTCTAAGTCGCGCACACAACCTTCCAAACAAAATGCTGCAGATTTCGTTTCTACGAAAACTACATCGGTAGATGCTCGGCAGCCTCGCGTTTGGACACAACGGGAAATAGCTGCACTGTCCATTGACGACTTTGACAAATACGAACAAGAAATTGATTTGGCAATTCGTGAAGGCAGAGTAGTTAACTAAAATCTTTTAATTACTTTTGGAGTAAATACTCATGGCTTATAACGTTTCTGACCAATACTTTGAACCCGCAACTGATACTGATGCTAACTTTGCAAACTCGGTTTCTGGACAAACTAACTCGTTTTTCCTTCCTGCCGTTTATAGCAAGAAAGTTCTCAACTTTTTCCGAAAAGCATCAGTAGCAGAAGCAATTACCAATACTGATTATGCTGGAGATATCTCAGCCTTCGGTGATAGCGTTCGCATCATCAAAGAGCCTACAATCTCTGTTTATCAGTACGAGCGTGGTGCAGATGTAACTCAAACTAAGTTGACTGACCAAGAAGTTTCTTTGGTTGTTGATACTGCGAATGCTTTCAAATTCATCGTAGATGATATCGAAACTTCAATGTCTCACGTTAACTTTAAAGAAGTTGCGTCTAGCTCTGCAGCATATGCGCTTCGTGATGCTTTTGACGCTGGCGTTATTGCTAAAATGCAAGCAGGTCTTGCGGCTTCTGCTCCCGACCACACTCTTGGCGCAGACAGCGCTACAGCTCTAACGGCTGGTGTGTATGACGGCGCTGGCGCTATCGACCTTGGCATCGGCGAAACTGATCCGCTAGATGTTCTTGCTCGCATGGCTCGATTGCTTGATGCCCAGAACGTACCTGAAGAAGGTCGTTGGGTTGTAGCTTCTCCAGACTTCTATGAGCAGCTTTCTCAAAGCTCTTCTAAGCTTCTGTCTGTTGACTACAACGCTGGTCAAGGTTCAATCCGTAACGGTCTCGTAAGCTCTGGTAAGCTACGTGGATTTAGCATGTACAAGTCTAACAACTTGCCTGCTACTTCTAACGCTACTGGCTTCTTAATGGCTGGACACATTAGCTCAACTGCAACTGCACAAACCATCACAAGCACTGAAGTCATTCGTGACCCTTCAAGCTTTGGTGACATTGTTCGTGGTCTGCATGTTTATGGTGCTAAGGTTCTTCGCCCTGAAGCGCTTATCGGCGGCTACTACGTTATCGACTAAACCGATAACAACTCGGGAGGGTGAAATACCCCTCCCAAGTTTTTAACAGAGAATAATAATTATGCCATTGATGGGAACACCTGATAAACCTTTTACGCTAAAGCCTAGATCTAAACAGCGTGGAAGACCTCGGGAAATAAACAAAGAAAAGTTTGATAACAATTGGGATAAAATATTCGGGAGTAAAGATAATGGATTGCAACAGCAAAATGAAAAGAAAGCCTAAAATGATGGGCGGTAAAATGAAAAAAGAAAAAATGGGCTACATGAAAGGCGGTGCAGTTAAAGACGCAATGCCTAAATGCAAACCAAACTAAGAGTTAAAAATCCATGTCCGCTACATATTTAGAATTAACTAACGAACTTCTTCATGAACTTAATGAAGTATCTCTTACGGCTGCAAGTTTTGCAAACGCCAAAGGAGTCCAAAAACATATTAAAGAATGCGTTAATCGTGCTTATCTTGATATTGTCAATGAAGAACCTCAGTGGCCTTTTCTTGCTGTAGCGGCCAGCGGAGACACTGATCCGTTCTACGGAAACGTTAATGTTGAAACAACTGCTGGAACTCGCTGGTATACATTAAAGTCCGGAAGCAGTGCCCTTACAACAGATTACGGCTATATAGACTGGGATAATTTTTACATTACAACTATTGGAGTTTCAGGAGAAACAAGCCCATACGTCTCTAAAAGTTTAAAATATATTACACTTGAGACTTGGAAAGATTTTTATAGAAATGCAGAGAATGCTGACGATGCAGACACTCAAAACTGGGGAGAGCCTCGTAGTGTTATTAAAAGCCCAGACAACCGAAAGTTTGGTTTAAGTCCTATACCCGATAAGACTTATCGTGTTTGGTTTTATGCTTATGTTCTTCCGACCGAATTAGTTCTTTATTCAGACCAGATTGTAATTCCAAACATTTATAAATCTGTTCTTATTGCTCGTTCGCGATATTATGTTCATCAGTTTAAAGAAAACTTCCAAGCTGCAGCATTTGCAAACGAAGATTATAAAAGAGGCTTGCGCCTTATGAAATCTAATCTTATGGAACCAGCACCCGATTACATGAAAGACGACCGAAAGAGGTTTGTATAAATGTCTCAGCCTTTTGGCATATCTTGTTCTGGAGGTTTAAACACTAACCTTAACCAGTTTGAGATGTTAAAGAATCCGGGCCTTGCTCGTAAACTTCTTAACTTTGAAGTTGATCCCGATGGTGGTTACAGACGTATTCAAGGCTATCAGCTTTTTGGTGCAGAGGCTGCTGTACGTCCTAATGGATCAAATAGAATATGGGGAGTTTTTCCATACGCTCTAGGGCTTGTAGTTTGTGCAGGGTTTAGTGTTTATTATTCAGAAGATGGTGAATCTTGGACGCAAGTCAATTATAACACTGGGCCTTCTGGTGCGCTTCAAGGAGACTTGTCTGGTCTTACAGAACTTGATCGCCCAAACCAAACTCAAGCACAGTTTGCATTAATTAAAGGCGCTACAGGATATGCTACAAATCCTTATGGCACACTGACCATTGCAACAGGCGAAGATAAGATTGCAAACTTTTTTATAAACGGAACAGGAGCTTCAAGAACTTTCCACTATGAAGAGCTTACAATTCCTGCGGCTGGTAAATATCTAGAACATCACGACAAACATCTTTGTGTTGTAGATGCAGTTAACGAGCCTAACACTCTTTATTACTCAGCAACAAACAGCGACAGAGATTTTCAAAAGACTGGTTCAGGCTCTGTGCGTTTAACAGATGTTATTGTTGGAATTAAATCGTTTCGTAATTCGCTTTTTATATTTTGTGAAAATACAATTCATCGTCTTGATAATATTAACGATCCAGCAACAATTAATATTGTACAGATTACAAATGATGTAGGATGTCTAAGCGGCTATAGCATTCAAGAAATTGGAGGTGATTTAGTCTTTTTAGCTCCAGACGGTATACGAACCGTAGCAGGTACAGAGCGTATTGATGACGTTGAATTAAGCTCAGTCTCTCGTCAGATTCAAGAAATTCTTTCCGGCGTTGCAAGATTTATAGATACTTATGTAATCAACAGTGCAGTTATTCGAACTAAATCTCAATACCGTTTGTTTTACTCTACAGCGAATGCGCCTTATTCAGAGTCTCGTGGAATTATTGGAACATTAACCCCCAACGGATATGAGTGGTCAGAAACAATAGGCATTCAAGCACATGCTTTTGTTTCAGATTATGATGGCTTAGGAATTGAAAGAACCTATCACGGAGATAAAGATGGATATGTTTATGTTCATGAGATTGGAAATTCTTTTAATCCAGCAGGTGTAGAAACAGCAATCAACGCTTCTTATACTACACCGTTTTTTGATTTTGGTGATGTTGGAACCCGTAAGACTTTAAAATACATTAGAGCTTCTTTAAGTCCAGAAGGCGAAGTTGTTCCTTATCTTCGAATTCGATATGACTTTGAAGATCCAAACCTTCCACAACCCGAGGATTACTTGCTTGAGAATATTCAATTCCCCGCAGTCTTCGGTGCAGTAACATTTGGAAGCGCTACATTTGGAGCAACTAATGATCCAATGGTTAGGCAGGCTGTTGAAGGCAGTGGCAATACAGTTAGCGTAACAGTTTTTAGTAATACAATAAGTGCTTCATATTCAGTTAATGGTCTTTACATAGATTACATGCCATCAGGTAGGAGATAAGTACACATGGCTCAAAATTATATTAGACAAAGTTCTTTTACAGATGGTGATACAATCACAGCAAGTCTATTCAATAATGAATACGAACAACTTGTAAATGCTTTTGCTTATTCTGCAATTGATTCTAATGCTACAGGCCACACACATGATGGCTCGTTGGGACAAGGCGGAAACATTTCAAAGATTGGTGATATTGACTTTTTAAATAAAATTGAAATTGACGGCACAAATAATCGCGTAGGTTTTTTCGTTGAAGTTGGCGGAGCAACAACAGAGCAGGTTAGAATTAGCGATGGTTTAATTGTTCCAGTAACTACAAATGATATAGATCTTGGTACAAGCTCTTTACAGTTTAAAGATTTATATCTTGATGGAACTGCAAACATTGATGGTCTTGTATTGAGTTCTGGGTCTACAGTAACTGCTATTCTTGATGAAGATACATTTTCTTCTGATTCTGCGACAGCTCTTGCAACTCAACAAAGCATTAAAGCCTATGTAGACGCACAAGTAACTGCGCAAGACTTAGACATTATCGGGGATACTGGCGGTGCATTAAGCATTGATCTTGACTCTGAAACTTTGACAATTGCTGGCGGAACAGGTATTGATACATCTGGAGCTACAAATACGCTTACAGTTTCAATAGACAGCACTGTTGCAACGCTAACAGGCACACAAACTTTAACCAATAAAACAATTGATGCCGATAGTAATACAATCTCTAACATTGAAGTAGATAATTTAAAGTCCGGAGTTTTAGATACTGATATCAGCTCAGTAGCTGGCACACATACAACACTGCCTTCTGCGCTGGCCGTTAAGACCTATGTTGATGCTCAGGTCACTGCTCAAGACTTAGACATTGTTGGAGACACAGGTACAGATTCTATTGATTTAGATTCAGAAACAATTACCTTTACGGGCGGAACAGGTTTAACAAGCACCGTAACAGCCGGAACAGTTACGTTTGATATAGATACAACTGTAGCAACTCTTACAGGTACACAGACTTTAACAAACAAAACAATAGACGCAAGCTCTAATACAATTTCTAATATTGATACAACGCATTTAGCTTCTGGAGTTTTAGATACAGATCTTTCAACTGTTTCAAGCCTTGATAATACTATTCCTTCTGCTAAAGCTGTTGTAGATTATGTTGCTGATCTTGCAGGTAGTTCTAATCCAATTTTTACAGGAACAGTAACTGCTGATAATGTTACAATTAACGGCAACACTATTATTGGCTCGGATACCGTAGATACTTTAACTGTTAATGCTAACAGCACTTTTGCTGGAACTACCATTGCAGATTTAGGTTCAGTAACCACAGCAGACATCAACGGCGGCACAATAGACGGCACAGTCATTGGCGGCACATCTGCGGCGGCTGGTTCGTTTACTACGCTTACGGCCTCTGGCGAGATTACAGCAAACGGTGGCATTGCTTTAGGTGATAATGACAGGGCTACCTTTGGCGGGTCTGATGACCTACAGATTTATCACGATGGAACGAATAGTGTTGTTGGCGAGGTTGGTACTGGTAACTTGTATGTCCAATCAAACGGCGCACAGATACTATTACAGCCGATAGCAGGTGAACAAGGCATTGTAGTTAATTCAAATGCTGACGTAGGTATTTATTACGACAACTCACTTAAACTAGCCACCACAGCCACAGGCGTAGACGTAACAGGCACAGTCACGGCTGACTCAGCAACTATTCAAGGTGCAACTGTCAGCTCGGTGTCAATACAAGCAGGCGACACTACAAGCTCTGCATTTGTATACTTTGGTGATTCTGATGCGGCTTTTCGTGGTGGCTTAGAAT